CTATTTCTTTTTCCGCTTATTCGCTTCTTTCGCGGCCAGAAAGGCCATCTTCAACGCCTGCCGGACCATGTCCCGTCCTTCGTCATCCAGATGGTAGACGTCGCCGTCGAAGATGACCTCGGACTGTTCAAGGTATTTCTTCATGTCCTTAGGCATTTTCTCAGCAGGCGGGGATGCGGTTTGACGGTCATTGCCTAACAAATAGTCAATAGAAACATTAAAATATTCAGACATCTTTTTTAATATTTCCGGGCTAGGCGTAGTCAGCCCTAATTCATACTTGGAAACCGCCGCTTTCTGAACCGATAGGATTTTTCCCAATTCAGTCTGTGTTATTCCTTTATTATTTCTCAATTCTCGTATCCTGTTCATAGACTCACCTCTGTTTATATCTTATAGTATCTATTTAAGATACTCAATAGAGGTATCAAAAGCAGATACTTTTCCTGTTTAGTATCTTGACAAGAAACATGCTGGCGTGTATAATACAAGTATCTTCAAAAGATACATTGAGGGGAGGTGAGAAAATTGTTCGAAAACTTGCGAAGACTTAGAACTGAAGCCGGAATCACTTGCGAACAAATGGCTGAATACATGGGGTTAGAGACGAAATCAGCTTACAGCAAAAAAGAACTGGGGCAGACAAGATTTACTTTAGCCGAGGCTCGAAAAGTATCTGAAATTTTAGGAAAAAGCATTGAAGATATTTTTTATGCCGACGAGGTATCTTGAAAAGATACTGAATTGAGCGGAAGGAGAGAATTACATGAGTTACAAAACCGAAGCTACAAAAGAACGGCTTGCGAAGCTGTTAGAGATTCAAAAACAAATAGAAGAAAATATTTTCGTTCCCAATCCTGAAGGTCGGAGCAACGATGACGATTTGCCGTATTACAAAGATCTGTATCGGCAGTATCAGCAGTTTTTGGATAGCTTAAATTTATTGATTCGTTTCGAAAGTTTTCGCTTGGGAAACAATTTATATGATGACGAAAATAAGAAAAAAGGGGGGCCGATAACATGATAAGCCTTCAGGAATTACAGGAAATGCGAGAGCGGGATAACGCCCACAAACAGGAGGCATTGAATCTTTTGACCGTGGCCCTGACTTTTGATGACAAGTTCTTTAAGTTCCAGCTCATCAATGACGGCAACACGGTCAAGATCACCGAAGCTGGAAACGACGAGGAAAATAATTTCCTTCTGTGCAACGTTGCCGGGGACAACATCCCTGCGATGCTGTGCGACGTGCTCAAGCAGGGCCGGGCGTGGTTATTTTAGGAGGTAGTTATGGAAAAGCTGGCGTACAGCCGGGAAGACCTTATGAAGCTTTTCCAATGCGGGCCGACGTCAATCTGGCGAATGGAGCAAGACGGACGGCTCAAGAAGCTGAACAGCATTCCCGGCTGCATGTACCGGGCCAAAGAGGTTTTTGAACTGTTGGAACTTGGCCCGGACTATGAACAGCGGTCGCCGTTTGCATGGCGGCGGCTGGAAAACGAGAACAAGGAACTCAAGGCCGAGGTCGCCGCCCTCAAGCTGCGGCTTTCGCGAATCTCGGCCATGGCGTTGGGTACGCTGCCAATCGGCAGCGACGAAGGGAGGGAAGGAGCATGAAAACCCATGAACGGCATGATTGGCAAGGCATTACTTGCCACGACGCAGCAAGTTACCAGCAAGTTAAGCCGGTAAGCTGGAAAAAGCGCATGGCTGTCACGCTGGCGGCCACCTTGGCCGTCGGTATGCTGGCCGGTTGGGCGGCAACTCAGCAAGTTACGACGCCGCCCGCGGTCTACACGGTGCAGGCCGGAGACACGCTTTGGAGCATTGCCGAGCGGTTCGCCACGGAAGACGTCGATCTGCGCGAAGCGTACTGGCAGATCATGCAGGACAACGGCCTGAATACCGACGGCGTGATACAGCCGGGGCAGCAGCTCGTCATATACCGCTACTAAAAAACGGCGGCCACAATTTTAGTTTACGGAAAAGGGGGTGAAAGTCTATGAGTTCCGTATTCACACGATTGGCCATTCAGGCCCGGCATAACGCAGGGCTGACGCAGGAGGCCGCGGCCGAACGAATCGGCGTCGCCCTTCGGACGATCGCCCACTATGAAGCGGGCCGCATTCCGGCCGACGACATCGTTGCCCGCATGATGCAGGTGTACCGGGCTCCGTACCTGGGGTATGCGTATTTGTCGCAGGAATCGGAAGTCGGCCGGGCATTATTGCCGCAGATTACGAACGTCAGCGGTATCGCTTCCGGGGTCATGCAGATCCGCGTGGCCATCAAAAAAGCGGTCAAGATGTATGACCGCTTGGAAGAAATATGCTGCGACAACGTCGTCAGCCGCGACGAGCAGCGGGACTATGAACGTTGCTGGTCGGAACTCGACAATCTCATGGCCAGCGTTACGGCCATGAAATTTAGTCCGAGAAAAGGAAAAAGCCCCGCGGGGGCAACCGCAGGGCTTTCAGAGAGAATTAACTTTTGAAAACGTTTTCGTAGTCATTATATCACAACTGCGAAAGCGACGAAAGGAGAGAATTTTTCGAATGATAACGAAGAGTAAGGATTTGAAAGAATTTATTGCTTCATTCAACAAAAGCCGACGGCTCGGCGACGTTACCAGCCGCATGATGTTAATCGCTTTTGACGGTGGATATGGCCGGAGAGCCTTCTACCTTCATCCGCTGCCGCGGCTGACGAAATCTAAATTCCAGTTCTACGTCAGTCAGGACCCGGCGAAGAAGGGCGAAACTCCGACGTGGTCGCTTGCAATGATGAGCGGCGGCAAGGTCGATCTCGAGACAAAAGAGTCCGGGCTCGATGAGGACACGGTATTACGCCGGATTATGGAAATTATCAAGAGAGAGGAGAATTAACGGTGGATGCTAAATTGATCATGATGGTCGAACAGATGAAAGACCGCGACGTCTGGCGTCAGACGAGAAACCTTGGGATCGGCGGCTCCGACGCCGGCGCTATCATGGGCATGAACCCGTGGAAAAGCAAATATCAGCTCTGGCTGGAAAAGACCGGGCAAGCGGAGCCGGAGGACATTTCCGGGAAAGAATCGGTCTACTGGGGCACGGTCTTAGAGGCCCCCGTAGCCGATCGCTTCGCCGAGCTCACCGGGAAGAAGATTCGCCGGGCGGGCATGATGCAGAATATCAAAGACCCGTGGATGTTGGCCAACGTTGACCGGCTGATCGTCGGCGAAAAGGCCGGGCTGGAATGCAAGTGCACGAACGCTTTTTCGGTCAAGGACTGGAAAGAGGATAACTTGCCGGATAGCTATTACTGGCAGTGCCAGCATTACATGATGACGACGGGCCTTCCTGTCTGGTATATCGCCGTCCTGATCGGCGGCAACAGCTTCGACTATAAGGCCGTTCCACGGCACGACGACGACATCAAGGCCTTGTACGAGGCCGAGGCGGAATTCTGGCTGAAGAATGTCAAAGAAGGCGTCATGCCGGATATTGACGGCAGCGAATCGACGGCAAAGGCCATTGAAAAGCAGTTTGCCGGAAACAAATCCGACCCGATCGAATTGCCGAGCGAAGCGGCGGACATCTTGCAGCTCCTTCATAATTTCAAGCAGCAAGAAAAGGACGTCAAGGCTGCCATTCAGGAGCAGGAGAACAAGCTGTGCGCCATGATGGGCGATTATGAAATCGGCTTCATCGGCGACCAGAAAATCACTTGGAAATGGCAGGACGGCCGAATTACCGTTGATAGTAAAAAATTGAAAAAGGATTTCCCGGAAATCTATGCGCAGGTCACAAAACAGGGAAAGCCGTCGCGGAGGCTCCGGGCTTAGGAGGTCACAATGAAGGTCATCATCAACATGTCCGGCGAGCCGGACGAAATCATGGCACTGTTCCGGGAAGTCTCCGGGACAGATATCAAAGAGAATGTTGTTAGTGAAATACCTTCTCAAAAAAAACGGGCGGGACGGCCTAAGAAGACCGTAACGACGGAAGAGAAGGACGACATTGACAAGGAAATAGAATCTAAGATTTTCGGATAAGAAGGCGGGCTGATCATTTTCGCGAGTTGGCGAAAATGATCGGCTTATAAGGAGGAACAGACATGGCAACAACAAAGGGCGGACTGGCCGCCACCCAAAAAAATGCGGCGGTAACGTCGCCGAAGAAACACATGATGGATTTAATAAAATCCATGAAACCGCAAATTGAAGCAGCATTGCCGTCCGTACTTACGGGCGAACGGTTTACTCGAATGGTGTTGTCCGCAATGAGTACGACGCCAAAGCTTATAGAATGTACGCCAAACAGCTTTTTAGGGGCTATGATGCAGGCGGCGCAGCTGGGCGTAGAGCCTAATACTCCGCTAGGACAGGCGTACCTGATTCCTTATAAAAATAAGGGAACAATGGAATGCCAGTTCCAATTAGGCTATAAGGGTCTGATTGATTTAGCCTATCGAAGCGGCCAGGTAAAGGATATTCAAGCTCATGAAGTATATGAAAACGATGAATTTGAATATGAATTAGGGCTTGAAGCAAAATTGCGGCATAAACCGGCTATGAAGGATCGCGGCGCTGTCGTTGCATATTACGCCGTATTCCATACGAAAGACGGCGGATATGGATTCGAAGTTATGAGTGTTGATGATATTCGGAATCACGCTAAGAAATACAGCCAGAGCTTCAACAGTTCCTATAGTCCTTGGTCTCGTAATTTTGATGAAATGGCGAAGAAAACCGTACTTAAAAAATGCCTGAAATACGCGCCGCTTAAAACCGAATTCGTTCGGGCGATGAATTCGGATGGCACGATCAAGTCGACGCTGGCGAAAGATATGGTCGATGTAAAGGACGAAACCGATTATATTGACACTGAAGCGGAAGCCGTTACGGAACAAGCGACGCCAACGAGCCAACCGGAACCTAAAGAAGAACCTGCCGTCGACATGACGACCGGCGAAGTATTACAGGAGCAGCCTATGAGCGAGGACGATCGAATTCTGGAAGACTCGCTGAACATTTAGGAGGACGCCACGATGACCGTAACTAAGTTTGGGTACGAGCTAAATTATAAAACCGAATTCATCGACCTGCGGCCCTATGCTGACCTGGCGATGCGGAGGATGTGGAGAATCCAATTTCCCAATAAGTATGGGGCATCTATTATTGGCGGCGGTCCGGGGGCTTACGGGGACGGCGAGAAGACGTTTGAGGTGATGATCCTTTATGAAGGAGAACCTTGCTACGATACCCCGATTACGAACGACGTTCTCGGCTATCAAACGGAGGACGAAGTTCACGAAATCTTAAAGCAAATCGAAAATTTAACATAACAGCGTCAGCCGCCGGAAGGGAGCCGCCTTCCGGCACTGGCAGTATTGGGAAAGGGAGAGAATTGACATGACAGAAAAAGAATCTTGGGAAAACATTAAGGATGCTTTTGGGCAGATTGTAGATCAGCGCATTGAACGCAAAGGAATTTCAGACTTGCTGTTCTGGCTGGAAAACGAAACGGATTTCTTTACGGCTCCGGCAAGCACGCGCTTTCATGGTGCGTATGCGGGCGGCCTAGCGATGCACAGCATTCACGTATGCCAGCGCCTCATTCAGTTATGCCGGACATACAACATTGGGAACAAGGTATCTATTGCCATCGTGTCGCTGTTCCATGACGTGTGCAAGGCCAATTTTTACGGCGTCGAAATGCGGAACCGAAAGAATGAAGAAACGGGACGTTGGGAAAAGGTACCTTTTTACACGATTCAAGACCAATTCCCGGCAGGCCACGGCGAAAAGTCGGTCATGCTGATCCAGCGGTTCATGCCGTTGACAAACGAGGAAATCATGGCCATCAACTGGCATATGGGATTCTCCGACGCCCGGGCGCAAGGCTACGCCGGCATGAACGCCGTGAGCGCCGCCTTTGAAAAGTATCCGCTGGCCCTGCTCCTGCACTTTGCAGACATGCAGGCAACGTATTGGGATGAAAAGACGCAAGAGGAGGAATAAATCATGAGTGAAGTATTACAAGGAATGAACATCAAATCGGTCAAATACCTGTCTTCGTCGGATAAGGTAGTTGTTAATTTTGAAAATAACGTCAACGGCAGCACGGCCGAAATCAAGGCGACCTATTCCGAGCCGCCCCGGCCGGAGTTTGCCGAAGCCTTCGAAGCATTGAGACCAGATTTTACAGAAATCTTTGAATTTTCGCAGGATGTTGCCGAAAGAGTAATTCCGTATGCTGTATCGGTCAAGACGACCAAGAACGGAGCACTGCAAGCTACTATTTCGGCCAAGATCTACATCGAACAGTACAACAGTTATTCAGCCCTGAATACGCCAATGCTGGTTGAAATGACCGACGAAAATTCTGACACCGTTACCAACGCCTTCCCCGCGGGGACGGCCGATAAGATCCGCAAAGTATTGTCCGAGGCATATATGTACATTACCGGCAAGCGGGCCCAGATGAGCCTGTTTGAGGATGAGGAAGACGATGACCTTTCTGGCGGCGCCGACGAAATGGTTCCCGCTTCCGGCGTGCACACGGAAACAGCACGCAGCGAACGGATCGCGGCGGCTTCAGACGGCCCCGGAAAAGCTTCTTTTAACTAGACGACACCTAATATTTACTATCCCGCCATGGGGCGAAAGGACATCATATGAAAAGAGGACTAGACTTTTTCTCTTTTGATGTCGACTTTTTCGATGACGAGAAGATACAGTATGTATCCGCTCGATTTGGAATTAAAGGCGAAGTATGTGCGATACGTTTGCTGACGCGAATTTATCGTAACGGGTACTTCTTAAAGTGGGATGAAGACGCACCATATCTATTTGCGAAAGTTGCGGGCAACGGATTTACCCCTGACTTAGTGAACGGAATTGTGGATGAATTGGCTAAGCGCGGCTTTTTTGATAAGGCCCTTCTTAACTCGTTCGGCGTTTTGACATCGCACGGCATACAGCAAAGATACTTTAAAGCCTGCGAACGGCGCAAAAAAATAGAGGTTGATGAACGCCTATTATTGGTCGATCCATCGGACTTCAAAAATTTGCAAATTCGCCGGTCTACTTCGTGCTACCATTCCGAGAAAAAATGCCGACATCATGTAGACATTTCGAACCAAAATGCAGACATTTCGAACCAAAATGCAGACATTTCGAAACAAAGTAAAGTAGAAGAAAGTAGAGGAAAGGAAAGGAAAGTAGACGTAGTAAAGGATCCGGCGACAACGCCATATGAGGCCTTCCGAATCTACGCTAATAATATTCATCCCATCAGTTCAGAGATTGAGAAAGATAGGCTTCTGGACTTGATAGACCATTATGGGGACGAGTGGGTATGCAAGGCCATCGAAAGAGCCGTCATGCGGAACAAGCGGAATCTGGGCTACATTATCGGCATTCTGCGGCGTTGGGACAGCGAAGGCTATGACGACGAGAAGACCTTTAAACCTCAGCACTCACACCCCAGCCAGCAAAAAAACGGGAAACAGCAGGCCATTTCTGACGTCATGGATTTGCTCGAAGAATACGAACAGGAGGCGAAGAACAATGGAATCGATGGAAATAGCTAAAGCCGAGACGTTAAAGGCAATATCCTTCCTGCAACTGGCATACAGCCGGGAACTCAGTAAGGATCAACTAAAATTTTACGTCGAAATGCTCGTCGACATTCCCCCCGCTATTCTGGAAACGGCGGTTCGAAAGCTTATCAACGATTCTAAGTTCTTGCCGACCATAGCAGAAATCCGAAGCGCAGCGGCCACACTGGAAGGGCTGGCGTGCGGTACGGCGGAGCTGGACGCTGACGAGGCATGGGGACAGGTGCAGCGGGCCATACATAGCGTCGGTTACTATAACCGGCCGGAGTTTGACAGCGAGGCGCTCATGGAAACGGTCGACAGCCTGGGATGGCAGGAGATTTGCATGACACCCGTCGAAGATACGCCGATCCTGCGGGCCCAGTTCCGCCGGGCCTACGAGCAGAATTTAGCCCGCCGGGCTGAGAAAAAGGAATTTCGCCGGGCCATTATACAGGGCGGGAACCAGAAGAAAATTGCCGGGGCCGTGCGGATGCTGAAAGAAAAAATGAACATGAACCAGCCGGGCGGTACCACGCCGCCCCGGCTGACAGGGGGTAATACTCCATGAACAAGCGAAATCATGAGCACTATAAAGACCCGACGCCGTACGACGCCATCAAGAAGTTGCAGGCCGAGGCCGACGCGGCGGACGCCCGGCGAATGGACGACGCCCTTCGCATTGCCAAAATGGCCTTCGCGGCGGCTGGGTTTGAATTAGTGGAACGCATTGTCCTGAAGAACGTCAGGACGGGGAAAGTGTACAAATAGCTATGACTGAGAGAGAAAAGAAAGAGTTGCTTCAAGATAAAAGAAGCATCATAAAACGGATGACGATTGAATTTGAGCACTGGGAATATATCAAAGATCATGGCTGCAATGACCCGTTTTATGCGGACGGCGTGAACATGAATCTCATAAGGAACCATATCATTTACGATAAATGCCAGTTGCTGGAAATATGCGAAGCGCTGAATGAGCCTGTGCCAGAAGAATACTACATCCAGACCCCGCCGAAAGTGGACAACAACTATATGTGCAAGGACGGGGCAATGTTTGAGATAAGGCGGCAGCGTGTGGAAGCATGGGGGCAAAAAGTAGTAACGAAGCTTTCAAGAAAATTCAGTCTATCAGGGCAAACAGAGCTATTTTGAATATCTTGCGGGCATCCGCAAAATGAAGGGAGAGAATTACAATGGGCAAACTTTGGAAAAAGACCTGTGCAATTTGCGGGAACGACTTCAAGGTCTACGGATCTTCGTACGCTCAAAAATACTGCAATACGTGCAGGGACAAGTATTTCAAATTCTTGGACGAGTGGGCAAAAGCAGGATACCCCATCAAGACGCATTGCGTCATTTGCGGGGCTCCGCTGCCGAAACGAACCCGCGGCGCCGGATTAAAGAAAGCGAGCTGTGACGGCGAGTGTTACAAGCTGCTGACCACCTTATACCAGCAAAATGCCCGAATTAAGAGAGAGGATTTGATTGTTATGCCCCGCAGGCCGAAAAAAGAGCCCGTCAAGCGGCGAAAGCCGGGGCAAATGAGCCGCCTTGGGGAGCTGGAAGCGGCTGCGCGGGCTGCCGGGATGAGTTACGGCGAGTATATAGCAACACAACTGAGAGGGATGAAACAATGAAGTTAACAGAACCGATAAATCCATTCAAAATGATGAGAGTTGATCCATACGAGCAAATGGAAATGCATCTTAAAGCGCTATCGTCATTTTGTCATGCTGGAGCGGATTGTCGCGAATGCCCATTAGGCCAAACAACATACCTAAAAGAGAAGGGGAATCCGCGATATAGCTGCCCAGTGTTTGCGTATCCTTCATCCGAGAAGGCTAAGAAGAAAATAAGAGGATGGCAAATGCTTCCGGGTAAACTTCCGGAAATGAGTATATATGGAATCAGCCGGGAAGTTATTATTATCGTGCGTCATATTGCGGATCCTGAAAAAGACCCATTCCCGACAGATGATAGTAATTTTTGTGGAATATATTTAGCAAGATACTATAGTACTAAGATATGGGCGACAGAAACGATGGAGTTCCCGACGAAAGACGTTGTTGCTTGGATGGATTTGCCGGAGGCTCCATGGTACATAGAGGAGATGCTCAACAGCTATGGGCTAAGCTTAAGGCTGAGTTTAAAGCAGGAGGACGAAACCAATGAAACCGATTGAGCAATGGAGGGGTAAAGAAAAATGAGTGCTACATGGGAGCAGGTCAACGGCAAAACCATCGTCAAAATGACGGTCTTCGGCGAGCCCGTTCCGCAGGGGCGGCCCCGCTTCTCGACCATCAACGGACATGTGCAGGCTATTGACCCGAAGAAATCGAGGAACTACAAGCAGCTGATCCAGCTGGAAGCGCAGCCGTTATTTTATAGAGGATTTACGGCAATAGAGGCGGCCAGCCGGTTAAAGCTTCACATCTTCCGAGGCATCCCCCAGTCATGGAGCCGGAAAAAGAAAGAGGCTGCCCTGGGGAATATCCTTCGACCGACGAGCAGGCCTGATACGGACAACTACGTCAAGGGTGTTCTCGACGCATTAAATGGATTTGTCGTCAAAGATGACAGCTGTATCGTACAGATTGAGGCCGGAAAGTTTTACAGCGACCGGCCGCGGATTGAAATTGAAGTGGAGGAAATCGTATGAAAATCAAGGGATACCAACTTATCGAATTGAGAGAAAGATGGGGACAAACAAATATTATACCGGTTATGCGTACTAACACCTATCTTAGGGCCGTCGCATCCCTTAGACTTTATCAAAAACTCAATCCTGACGCAAAATTTCGTATAGAAGCTGTGCCCGATACTTCAAGGGAAGACACCCCCACGCAATGGATCAAAACCAGAGATAGACTTCCGGAATTAAAGCATGCTGGCGGCCCGCAAGGATATTATCACTATTCGGATTCCGTTCTCGTGTGGTACAGAGGAGTCATGAAAGTGACCACTATTATGAAATGGGATGCTGAAACGAAATATTCTTGGGATTTAGATGACGACACGATTAAAGACGTTTACGATGTGCCATACTGGGCGCCAATATCGGAGCCGATACAGGAGGATGCATAGCGTGAAATGGATTCGACCGCAGGATGAATTGCCTCGAAGATATGAGAGAGTTCTACTATATATCGAAGAGTATGGCATTGTAACCGGATGTTATAACGGCAATGGTGTATGGACACCAGATAATTTAGGAATTGTTGATGAAACCGCATCCTACTGGGCACCCTTGCCACCATTACCGAAGGAGGATGATTAACATGAAGTGGATTCGACCGCAAGATGAGTTGCCAGAGGCGAAATATCCATTTCCGGGCGGAAAGTATTCTGATAATGTGTTGATTTGTCAAGATGGGGCGTTTTATATTGCACATTTAGAATCTTACCAACCCGGCGGATACTCTCTTTTTATTACACATGATTTGGAGCCCCACGGCGTGGAGGTGGATGTTGAAGAAGTAACTTGCTGGGCGCCCATCCCGAAGCCGCCGAAGGAATGGCTAAACGATGAGGAAGAACCGCCGGCGTAGGCCGAAGACATTTCCTTCATGGACGAAGCTGACACAAGAGAATACGAATCAGAGCCAACAAAACCAAAAAAGATCCCGAAGCCGATGCGCGTTTTGCGGTCGGCTTTTGGACGCTTGCGAATGGCACTGGATGTATGACGAGTTTGGCCAACGCGTGAAGAAATGCAATAACGAGCGAATTTGTTCAAGTCAACGGAAGACAGCTGCCGAAGAAGCGTTCCGTGAAGCATTACGAAAAAATCGTAAAGGGAGAGGGCGTTGGAAGACATGACGAGTATCATGCTGTGGTGGGGACGTATTTTATGATAGGATGAGCTATGAAAATTGGGTTATGTGATGTAGATAGCCACCATTTTCCTAATTTGCCACTCATGAAAATATCTGCGTGGCATAAAAAACGTGGTGATTATGTAGAATGGGCTGCGCCGTTAAGTCGGTATGACGTAGTGTATCAAGCAAAAGTATTTGATTTCACGTCTGATTGCATGACATTGTGGCAAGCTGATAATATTGTTAAAGGCGGCACTGGCTACGGGTTAGATAATAAGTTGCCTGAAGACATAGAGCATATGTACCCGGATTATGAATTGTACGGCATTGACAACGCCGCGTATGGATTTTTGACACGCGGATGCCCTCGGGGGTGCAATTTCTGCATCGTTGGAAAAAAGGAAGGCAGGAAAAGTGTTAAAGTTGCGGATCTAAGCGAGTTTTGGAGCGGTCAACGAGAAATTAAGTTGCTTGACCCTAACATCACTGCGTGCGAGCAGTTTGACGAGCTGATGCAGCAGCTTATCGATAGCCGAGCATATGTTGATTTTACGCAAGGAGTAGATATACGGCTTATGACCACCGAAAAAGCTAAATTATTTCAAAAAGTTAAATTTAAAAGAATACACTTCGCCTGGGATAATTATCCCGACTTATTTACATATGAACAACTAAAAAAATATAGACCATATTTTGGAAAAGATCGTCGCAAATTGGGCGTATATGTTTTGACCAACTTCAATACAACAATAAGTCAAGATCTCGATAGGATATATAAATTACGAGAGCTTGACTACGATCCGTATGTCATGGTCTATGATAAGCAGCATGCACCGAAAATCATCAAACATCTTCAAAGATGGGTAAACAATAAAATAATTTTCATGTCAACTAAACGATTTGAAGAATTTAATCCGGTACATAAGACTCGCATTAATAATCAATGTACGTCATTATTTTAATGGTACGCATGGAAAAGTTATGCACTTTAGGCTTATATTGGATTAATGATTGGATTGATAAAAGACGGACCAGCGGAATCTGTTGATTTCAAATTACGGAGGGGATAACAATGCATCACAATGATTATACGGTCGTCGTTCGGCAGTATTTAGCACGATATAACCGATTCAAGACCTACGTCGAAAACGTCAAGGCGGATATTGCCGACTACGAGCAGCAGCTTGCCATGACGGCCGCGCCCAAGGTTCCCGTATTATCCCCTTCCGGCGGAGGAGGCGGCGGGGAAAATATCAGCCAAGAAGAACGGGAATACATGAAGAAGGAAGAAATCGAGGCGAAAATTCAGCGGCTCAAGAAGGACATCGCGAAGATAGAGCCCGTCCTAAATCGATTGAGCCGCTCGCTGGACGCGTTGAACGATACCGACCGGGACATCGTAACCCGGCGCATGATTTATAATGAATCGTGGCGAATGATCGCAAGCGACAACGCCGTGAGTGAAGGCTACTGCCGCCGTCGGCTGCCGAAGATCATAGAAACGCTGGCGAGTATGATGTTTGGCCCTAAGGCCATGCCGGTACAAACGGAGCTCGTCTTCTTGGAGGCGGACATTTAAGCAGTAGTAAAACCGTATTTTAGTACTGAATTTGTGGATAATTTGTGAATAACAATGCTTGAGAGGCGATTTTCGACAGAAATCGGCAGAATATGAGCAGTTTTCGACAGATTTCGGCGTTTTTGTACGATTTTGTATCACTTTTCGGCAGGACATGACGCAAAACTTGTGCTATACTAAGAGCGTGGAAATTTGGATGGTTGGCCGAGAGGTTAAAGGCAGCATTTTGCTAAAATGAAGCACGTGCCAAGCAGCACGCGCCGCAGGTTCGAATCCTGCACCATCCGCCATACAGGGGGGTAGTTCAATGGTAGAACAACGGTCTCCAAAACCGTGAATGCTCGTTCGAATCGGGCCCGTCCTGCCAAGTTTAATAGTTATCAGCTCATCGATGAGATGAGCTTTTTTTATTGCCTGAATTACACAGAAAGGAGGAATCGGCATGGCGGCAAAAACAGGCAGACCGTTGACGGAAATTGATAAGAGCGAATTTGAAAAGCTGTGCGAGCTGCAATGCACGCAGGAAGAAATATGTTCGTTCTTCAACACCACGCCTAAGACGTTGCAACGGTGGTGCAGGCGCACGTACGGAGCCGGTTTCTCCCAAGTTTTCGCCGAAAAGCGGCGGAATGGGAAAATTGCCTTGCGCCGGGCCCAGTTCCGGCTGGCCCAAAAGAATGCGTCCATGGCTATCTTTTTAGGAAAACAATGGCTGGGGCAAAAGGATATGGATCGCGTCGAAGTCGGCGGCATAGTAGGGCAGCCCATCGAAACGGAAGAGCAGGTTCATGTGCAAATCTATTTGCCGGATAACAAGCGGGGCGATAGAGATGACAATACTTAGACCGCAGCCGGGGCCACAAGAAGTATTTTTATCCTGCCCCGCGGATATTGCCATATATGGAGGTGAATAATGTGGTTGAAGAATGGAGAGACATAAAAGGGTATCAGGGAAAATACCAGATAAGTAATACTGGAAAAGTCAGGAGCTTGAATTATCACCGCGAGGGGAGAATAAAAGAGTTAATACCGAAAGATTGCAGGGGGTACCTGCAAATAGGATTGACAAAAAAAGGTAAGAAAAGGTTTTATGCAATACATCGTTTGGTAGCGGACAGCTTCATTGGCAACGGTGATGGAAAACAGGTAAACCATAAAGATTTAAATAAGAAAAACAATAATACAGAAAATTTGGAGTATGTAACAGCGAGGGAAAACACTATACATGCTATACAGAATGGCAGATTTGACAGTTCATCTCAACAGTTACATGAAGCAAATGAAAAGAGAAAAATAGGTGTACTGGCTGTAAAAAATGGCATTGTATCTCGTTTTACGTCTATTCGTGAGGCTTCACGAAAGTTATCTATTGATAGAAAACAAATAAAACAGAGCTTACAAAATAAATATCCGCTTGCAAAGGGTTATCGGTTTTTCTATGTAGCTGGGGGTGATTAACTTGCCAATATTACGACCACAACCAGGGCCGCAAGAATTATTTCTTGCTTGTCCGGCTGACATTGCAATATATGGCGGGTCTTAGTCTGCCGGCGGCGGAAAATCGTACGCTTTGCTGCTTGAATGTCTGCGGCATATCGGAAATCCGAATTTTGGGGCTGTTATTTTCCGGCGTCAGTCCACGCAGATTACAGCCGAAGGCGGTTTATTTGATACGGCGCTGGGGATATATGTCCCACTGGGAGCTCATTTTAAGAGAGTACCTGCGCCAACGGCCATATTCCCGAGCGGGGCAAAAATAAGCTTCCGGCATTTGCAATACGAAAAGGATGTCCACAGCTGGCAGGGCTCGCAGATCCCGTTGATAGCCTTCGATGAGCTGACGCATTTTACGGAAGGGCAATTCTTTTATATGATGTCCCGTAACCGATCGACTTGCGGCGTGCGTCCTTATATCCGGGCGACGTGCAACCCTGACGCCGACAGCTGGGTTGCCGACTTTATTTCATGGTGGATTGACCAGCGTACCGGCTACGCTATTCCGGAACGTTCCGGAAAACTACGGTATTTTGTCCGTATAGGCGGGGAAATCATCTGGTCAAGCAGCCGAGAAGAACTGGAAGCGACATACGGCAAAGACGCCGTGAAGAGCGTTTCCTTCATCTCGTCGTCCATCTATGATAACAAAATCTTATTGAAAGCGAACCCGGAATATCTTGCCAGCTTGAACGCCTTGCCGGAAGTCGAAAAGGAACGGCTTCTGCGTGGGAACTGGAAGATCCGGCCGACCGGCGGCATGTTCTTCAAGGCCTCGCAGGTGCAGATTGTCAAGTCGATACCAGATAAGATTATTTCAATCGCCAGGGCGTGGGATTTGGCCGCAACGGAAATTACGCCGGAGCATAAAGACCCCGACCGCACGGCCGGGGCGCTGTGCGCACGGCTGAGGAGCGGACAATTTATTTTTCTCGATGTCATTCGCCGGGCAGCCAATGCGTCGAGCGTTCGCAAGCTCATCAAGACGACGGCCATTATTGACCGCGGCCTGTACCACAACGACAAGATTTATATACCGCAAGACCCCGGGCAGGCCGGGAAAGAGCAGGCGTTAAGCTACGTTCGCGAGCTGGCGGGCTACTCTATCATTACGCATCCAGTCAGCGGAGACAAGGAAACACGGGCCGAGCCGCTGGCCGCCCAATGGCAGCAGGGAAATGTCTTGCTGCTTGAAGGAGACTGGAATAAAGAGTTTTTGAACGAAATGGAAGGCTTTCCTGTGGCCCTGCACGACGACCAAGTGGATGCGGCCAGCGATGCGTTTAACGCCGTAGCGTCGACGTCTGACTGGTCGGCGCTGACATCGTAAAAGGAGGACAAAAAATAATGGCAGAGCGGTTTGATGGCTTTTTCAATGCCTTTATCGGGCACGGTACGCATGGCCGCGACCCATTTTCAAATTACATATACACGCCTTCGCGGATGATGACAGACTGGGAATGTGCCGATATGTTCACGTATAACGGCATTGCCCAGAAAATCATTACAGCCCCGGCCGACGAAGCCGTAAAGGAAGGGTTCACGCTGAAAGACGGCGAGGCAGAAATGGAAGAGCAGACAAAAGCGGTGTTGTCCGTCATGGAGGACTTAGAATGGGAACAGCGATTTTCGGAAGCCCTTTCCTGGGATCGCCTGTACGGCGGCAGCGCGGTTTTGATGATGGCCGATGACGGAACGGCTGAGCTAAGCGAACCGCTGAACGAATCGGCCTTGCGAAGCATTGAGCGGCTTGTCGTCATCGAGGCGCCGGACATTACGACCAGCGACGCCATGCTGTACAGCGACCCGCGCAGCCAGTTGTACGGGCGGCCGGAATTTTACAATGTGACCGGCTACTACGGCGGACGCTTCACCGTGCACGAAAGCCGCTTGCTCATGTTTCGTGGTGGTGTACTCCCAAGAGAGCAGCGGCGGCAGCGGGCAGACTGGGGCGCGAAGGTCTACGAAAAAATGTTCAATGACCTCATGCGGTATGACAGCGCCTTATCGTTGGCCTTGATGGCTCTGTCGCGCTTGTCGCAGGGCGTCATGAAACTCAATGGGTTGGCTGGGAAGCTGGCGACGGACGACGGCGAACAGCAGGTAATGAAGCGCTTACAGCTCATCGACATGGCCCGGCACATGATGAACACTATCGCGCTGGACAATGAAGACGACTATCGGCTGGAAAATATGGCCATAGGCGGCGTCACGAACATCATAGACCAGTTCCAGACGGCTATTTCCGCCGTTACAGAAATTCCTGTTACCGTATTATTTGGAGTTTCTCCCGGAGGGCTTAATAGTACCGGGAAGGCGGATTTCGAGAACTATTACAATATGGTTCGCCGCATCCAGAAACGAACGCTCAAGCCACAGCTGTCACGCCTCATTGATTTGCTGGGCCAGTGCAGCGACTACGGCCTGAACCTGCCGGATAAGTATACGCTTGAGTTTAACCCGCTCTGGCAGCCGACAGAAAAGGAACAGGCCGACACGGAATATGTGAAGGCCCAGACCAAAGAGCGCGAAGCCGCAACGGCCAAGACCTACTACGACATGAACGCGCTGGATGGCTCGGAAATGCGCGACACGCTGGAAAAGAACGGCGACTATGAGCTCGACCGCAGCCTTGACGATACGATTCAAAATTCCCGGCTGGGCCTTGAACCGGGACAGCCGCAGCCCAACACGGAAGGGAATGACGAATAATGAAAGTCGTAGCGAAACGGAAATGGCGCTATCCCATGAGCTTAGAACGGCAGTACGCAAAGCAGCTTGTCGCCTACGTCAAGCGCAAATTTGCTGTTATTGACGAGCACCGGCAGGAAATCATCGACATTGTGGCCCAGTACGCCGTCAGAACGGACGACGACAGCCTGATGGAAAGCGTCAGCGCGCAGATTTCCGTACTTCTCGACCGTATCGAGCGGGACATGGAGAGCGCCGACGACCTCACGCGGGCCATGAACAACATGTTCGATGCCGTGAACCGCTACAATGCCAGCGAATTCAACGCTCTGACGAAAAGCCTGTTTGGGTTCCCGCTGCGCGTGCCGGTATCGCAAATATCGCACGCTGACAGCGCGGGCCGGTACCGAGCGGACGCTACGCTTGACGATGACATCTCAACTCTAAAAATGGCATGGGTACGCCAAAATTTAGCCCTCATCAAGAGCATTGACGCCGATACCATGCGTCGCATTGAGGACAAGATGATGGAACGCATCATTGCCAACGTCAGCATGGGCGACCTGACAAAGTACCTCATCAAAGATATTCGGGATATTGCCGGCGTAGAAGTAAACCGGGCGACGCTGATCGGCGTTGACCAAGTAGGGAAACTCAACGGCAGACTAACGCAGTACCGGCAAGAACGCGCTGGGATTTCCGAATATCAATGGGAAACGGCCCTAGATTCCCGCGTACGGCCTTCACACCGGCCGCGGCAGGGAAAGATATATAAATGGTCAAACCCGCCGCCAGACGGGCACCCAGGCTATCCTATCCGGTGCCGGTGCGTAGCCCTGCCGGTCATTGATTTGGGAAACATACCGATTCTTCCGAAAAAAGGGAGTTATCAAAACGTCAACACTTCCACAAACAGCTCAACATCAGGTATAATAAATATAAAAGAAAAGCTTCGTAAGAGCACTTCAAAGCTTCAAGCGACGATGCCAGAGGTTGAGTATAATGAATATTTGGACACAGTCGCAAATAATGAGGTAGTACGTTCATTGTATTTAAAATATGCGGATAAGATAGATGGCATTGTTAGAAAGCAATATGGTGGTGTATATAGCCCTAGTTCAAACACATTAGAATATAGTTTCGAACAAGATGAATATATAGAAAGTGGCATAAATAAATATTCTACGCTGGCACATGAGTATAGCCATTTCTTTGATCGCCAAATTTCAAATTCAAAAATTCATTTTACAGAAATAGAAACTATCAAACATGAATTAGCTTCCGACGAGCCTTGGGTTGGCATTTTTTTGAATGGCCGATTTCCGCATAAAGCAAGTTTTAGTGATGAATTTTTAAAAGCGTTAAGGCTGGATAAAGAAGAATTACGCAAAAAATCATATGAAGAAATATGTGACGAGCTTAGGCCCCATGACGCCAGCGCCGGAGTACAAGATGCGTATGATGGATTTTTTATTGACCGGCGTATTGGATGGGGACATGGCGAAAATTATTATAATCGAATATACAAATTAATTAAGCAATACAAATTACATAATAAATTGAAAAAAGTTTATAAGGATATGGGACTTGATGCTAAAAATCTGACGAAAGTGAAAGAACAATGTCGGATTTACGATGCAGCCAGTGAAGCATGGGCTAATATTTTAAGTGCTGTGACAAATGGAGGGCAAGAGTTAGAATATGTAAAAAAATATTTACCTAACGGGTATCAGGCGGCATTAGATATTCTTAAGGAGGAATAAACTGTGGATTGGAAGCAATTGGACAAAGTGCTGCGAGTTTATGATAAGAAATTTGGATCGTTTCCTACTATTCCGTATTTAAAACGCAACGGGGCGGAATGGTGTATGAATGTAGCCCAGAAATGTTTGGAAAGTGGCAAAGATGGCTATGAAATGGGATTTTTTGACCCCGTTCCACTGGAGGATATGATTGACTAAAATTGGGAAGGGTTTCCGATAATTAAATAGGTACTGCTTAGAGCAATGTGAAGAAAATTCATATTGCTCTTTTTTTATGCCATGAAAGGGGGTGAGAACAGGTGCTAAGGTATGACAGATTTGAACTAAAGGCAACGAAGACCGACGAGGGCTTTATCCGTGATACGCCTGTTATTGGCCGTACGGGCCTCATGACGTACTACAACCACGACGGCACGAAGCGGATAGAATACCGGCCGCCGGAAGAGGCGTTTAATGCCGACAGCCTAAATAGCCTGTTGGGTAAGCCGGTCACAGTAGGCCATAAAGCCATGGTGTCCGCAGCCAATGCGGCCGCCGTACAGCCGATCGGTTCCGTGTTGTCGGCCGGTCGGCAGGATGGCAACAACATCGTGGCCGACATGGTCATCTACAACCTGCCGACGAATGCCCGGGAACTGTCCTGCGGCTACAAGCTCGACCTTGACGAGACGCCCGGCACGACGCCCGACGGCCAGCATTACGACGCCGTGCAGCGCAATATCCGCTACAATCACGTCGCCGTCGTAGCCAAGGGCAGGGCCGGAGTTGCCCGGCTTAACATGGACGGCGACCAAATCGACGAAGAAGACGAAGGAGGAGACACCCAGATGAATATGACAAAAGTAAGAACCGACAGCGGTATCGAATACGACGCCGCCCCGGAAGTCAAAGTATATATTGAAAAGCTGTTGCAGGAACGAAATGATTCGAAAACCGCAATGGATAAGCTCCAGGCCAAGTATGACGCGGCCATCAGCGACTTAGATAAGGAAAAGAAAGCCCACAAGGACGCCATGGAGCAGAAAGACAAGGAATTCACCGCCGCCGTAAAGGAACGCGTCGACATGCTGGAGGTTGCCAAGAATCACAACATCGATAAGGCCGACACGATGAGCAACGCCGACATCAAAAAGGCCGTCATCAAGGCCGTTCACGGCGATTCCGTCAACATGGACGGCAAGAGCGACGATTACATCGACGCAATGTTCGACATGGCCAAACAGAGCCAGCAGAAACGGCAGGACGGCATGGCCCGGCAGAGACAGACGGTTCTTCGTGGGGATGGCAGCCAGGGCAAGCAGAAAGAGGACCATGTAGACGAGTACGACGTCAATGCTGCTATGGCCAAGCTCCGCGAAGACGAAGCGAACGCATGGAGCAAACCGGTATAGGAAAGGACAGGAGGTAATTTATCATGGCACAACAGAAACCCTTTACGTGGTATCAGCAGGGCATGGCGCCGGGATTCCCTGGCATGAAGGCCAATACGACGGCCGACGTCGTCGATTCGTTTGCCTGCGAAGGCGGCGTCAATCCCGGCGAGCCCGTAGTCCGCGGCACAGACCCGGAACATCAGGCCAAGAAGGCCGCCGCATCGGGTAAGCCGATTGGCATTGCCCTTCACATCCACAAAGAGCCGCCCGAAAGCGATACGGAAGCGTACTTCCCGGACGGCTATTCCCTGTCGATTTTGACCAGCGGCGACGTATGGGTAACAGCTGGCGGCGATGTGGCCGCAGGCGACCCCGTAGCCTACAACACAACGAAGGGATTTGTCAAAGGTACGGAAACGACGCCGTCGGGCAACATGTTCCTGACGTCCGGCGAAGCAAATGACGTCGTGCGCGTCCGTATTCGCAACGCCGCAGCCATTACCGTGACGGCGGGGGAGTAACGCCGGATACCAATAATATCGTCGGCTCTGCCGTCGTTGGTTCGGCGATAGTAGGTTGAAATGGGGGTGTTAACGCATGGCATACGAACCAAAGAAATGGGAAACTGGCAACACAATCACCGCTGCCGACATGAATCATATTGAGGACGGGATTGCCAATATTGAATTGACGCCGGGGCCGCAGGGAGAAACAGGCCTACAAGGACCGGAAGGCCCGAAGGGGGATACCGGCGCACAAGGCCCGGCGGGTACCGCTGGCAAAGACGCCCCGACGATTACCAAATGTGAAATCAACGTGAGCGGTGCAACGATTTCCGGCACGCTCACATTATCAGACGAATCTACAGCGCCTATTACCGGAACATACACGGCAGGCGCTTAATTTTTTTACAGGAGGATACCAACATGCCTACAGACAACAACATTCGCTACGATGACCGCGATTATAACGCTATCGTGCATACGGGCAACTTCGATGCTGACGGTAGCGTCTTTCTGGCTCGACAGCTTACGCATATTCGTGCGCAGGTCTTGCGCGTCAAGAAGGCCGCGCTGAATTCCTTTGATGTATTTCCCGTTACGACGGATATTCCCGTTGGCGCAGAAACGGCATTGCAGCGCGTCTATGACAGCGTCGGCGTGGCCGAAATCATTAGCAACTGGGCGGACGACCTTCCGCGCGTTGACTTGCTCGCCCAGGAATCAGCCGTTACGGTCAAAATGCTCGGCGACGCCTACGGCTACAATTACCGCGAAGTACAGAATGCGCAGTTTGCCGGTATCAGCTTGTCCGCTGAAAGAGGACGGATTGCCAGATATGCCGTAGATTACAAGCTGAACTCGATCGCATGGCACGGCGACGCCGCCCATAAGATTGTCGGCTTTTTGGATAACCCGAATATTTCGGAATTTACCCTTCCGGCCGACGGCGGCGATAGCAGCTCTACGAAATTAAAGGATAAGACCGAAGAGCAGGTCTTCCGCGACCTGAACGATTTTATCGAATCTATCCCGGAAGCGACGAACGACGTCGAACAGGCGAATACGCTGCTGCTTCCGCCGTCCGTATACTCGTATCTGGCCACAACGCGCCTGAGCTACACCGAAACGACGTACCTTAATTTCTTCCGACAGGCGCATCCGGAAATCACCCGCATCATGCGCGTCGGCGAGCTGAAAGGCGCAGGCGAAAGCGGCAAAGACGTCATGATTGCCGGATACTTTGACCCGACGTACATCAAGTTCGAAATTCCGATTCGCTTCGACCAGTTGCCTGTCGAATACCGCAATTTGGAATATGTCATTAACTGCGTTGCATCCACGGCCGGCGTTACGGTAACGATGCCGTTCGCTTTTGTTAAGGCCGAAGGCTGCTAAGGAAAGGGGGAAACTATCATGATGATTCTTATGAACAAAACGGCCCGCGTCATCTTCGCCGGGGAGTATCGGCTGGTGCCGGAGGTGCCGCAAGAAGTCGAGGCGGATAAAGACGCGTTTCTGAAGCTCTATCCCCGCATCAAGTCCTTGATTGACAAGGGCGACATTCACATCATCAGCGGGGAAGAAGCAAAGAAAGCTGCCGAAGCGTTGGAAGATATGACGGTAGAGCACCTCAAAGAATATGCTGCGCAGAAAGGCATTGAGATTCCCAACGGCTTGAAAAAAGCCGACATTCTCGATCTTATCAAGGCCGCTGAAGCGGATGAGTAGTCATGACGCAGCTTGAGATATTCCGAAAAATCGCCCCGGAATTTCAGCAAATTTCCGACGACGAAGTGCAGGGAATGCTGGATCTTGTCGGCGATATTCTGAGCAAGAAACGGTTTGGCAAGATGTATGATCGGGCCGTCGCCTTGTTGGCGGCCCATCAGTTTACCTTGCAGACCCTGATTGCCAACGACGAAAACGCCGGGGCGGCGACGTCGCTGACATCCGGCGCTCTTGTCTCGGAACGGGAGGGCGATTTGCAGCGCTCTTATGGCGGAATGGCGTCGTCTTCTTCGGGAGACGACATGGATTCCCTGCTCAAAAAGACCGTGTATGGTCTGCAATTTTTAACGCTTCGCAGCATGTGCATCGTGCCGGTCATGACGCGGATGGGGTGATGAAGCATGACAAAAGTCATTGACGTTGACCTGGGGTACAAAGAGATTATCGGCGATCTGGAACAGCTGGACGGGAAGAGCGTAGAAGCCGGCGTATTTGCCAACGCTGGAACCGAAAAGGACGGCAAGACCAAAGTGGCCGATGTGGCCTATTGGAATGAGTACGGCGTCGATATTCCGGTTACGCCGCGGATGCGGGGGTATCTGCACACCATCGGCATTCATCTGAGCCCCAATAAGACGACGATTCATATTCCGGCCCGGCCGTTCATGCATCAGGCGGCCGACGCCAATATGGATAAATGGGGCGACACAGCGGAACGGCTTGTCACGCTCATTCTTAACGGCATGTCCGCTGAGCAGGCACTCGAACTGCTCGGAACTCAGGCCAAGGGGGATATTCAAGCTATCTTCACGCGCGGCGACTTTGCCCCCAACTCACCGGCGACGATCGCCCGGAAAAAATCCAGTCGCCCGCTCATCGACACCGGCCGCCTGCGGAACAGTGTTGATTTTCGCATCAAGAGAGGATGATACCACGATGGGATTCCGCAAACCTGTTAAGATTTTGCGCCGGGCCGTGGGCTCCGTCGGCGACGACGGCTATTATGTCCCGGGAACGGAGCAGGAACTGACGATTTTTGCCTCCGTGCAGCCGCTCAATGCCAACGAATACACGCAAATTGCCGCAGACGGGGCCAGAAACGTCCGTTACATCAAGGCCTATACCAACACCCCTCTACACCCTGCGAAAGAGGCAGGATGGGCAAATACGGAAGATTCCGGGCCATGGGAGGCCGATACGATACTCTGGCAGGGCAGCCGGTTTCAGGTCATCCAGTGCGACCCGTACCAGAGCGGCGTTATCAGCCACTACAAGGCCATCGCGCAGGAGGTGATGCCGGATGATAAATGACCAGAGACGATTTGTTCATGACCTTATCGCCGAACTGCTGAACATTCCCAAGCCGTCCGTCATCTGGGCCAATCAAAACAACATGCCGCGGCCCATGAAAGCGTATGCTATGCTGCGCCTGTACAATGCGCAGCGGGAAGCGGCCGAAGAGCTGCGGCCGACGGATACGCCCGGTATTATGACCATTGTCGTTCCGACCTCGGCGATGCTCGAAGTACAGTTTACCGACAATCAAAAACAAAATCCCCTTGAAACACTGGAAAGAATGGTTCGGGGCCTTGAAAAGCCAACCGTAGCAGACCGATGTCAGGCTGCCCGGGTGGCTTTTTTTAATGCCGGGCCAGTACAGGACGTATCCTTCACGCTCGGCGCCGTCGCCTGGGAACACCGGGCCGCGGTTGACCTGAGCGTCCGGTACATGTCGGAAATGACGGATGACGTCGGTTACATTGAAACCGTGGAAATCGATGGCACACTTACCGAACCAACATCAACCCCAAAAATGAAGATTGATTTAACTGTGAAAGGAGAAAATTCAAATGGCTAATATTGACAGAATTGTCAATGTGCAAATATCGCTGAATACGACCGGCATCTCTACGGAGGGGTTCAGCACTTTATTGTGCGTCGGCCCGCATATGTATGGACTGACGCGCGTCAGCACTTACACAGACCCAAATCAAATGATTGAGGATGGTTTTTCTGCGGAAGACGCCTTGTATCATATGGTGTCCGACGCCTTCGCGCAGACGCCTTCGCCGGCGCAGGTCAAAGTCGGCCGCCAACAGGTAGACGGTTTCACCCTAAGTGTCGCTCAACTGGGCGCAGCTAGCACTTACACGCTTACCGTATCCAATGTGCTTTCGGATGGAACAATCCGAGATAAGGAATACACCTACACCAACAGTTCCGGAAGTGAATCCGATATTTTGAAAGGGATTTTACAGGCGATTACAGGCGATAGTGATTCTGTTCTGATAGATAATGATTCACAAGCCGATGAGCCGTCGTTAACGCAGCTGCATTTGGAAGCAAAGAATCCCGGAACGGCTTTTTCTGTAAAGGTCACAAGCAATTTACAAACGGCTATGGATGACACGACAGAAAGTATCACGTTATCTATGGCCAAAATTGTGACATCTGACAGCGATTTCTACGGCGTCGCCTTGGCGTCTCGCGCTGATGAGGACATTTTGGCCATGGCTGAATGGGCCGAGGCGAATGAAAAGCTGTTCGGGACGGCGACGGCAGCTGATGGAGCTAAAAACAGCGAGGTTACAACGGACATCGGCAGTCAGCTGAAGGCGAAAAACTATTACCGGACATTCTGGTTCTATCACGCATTGGCGGCTACAGAATATCCGGAATGCGCTATTATGGCCCGCTGCTTTGCCATTGACCCGGGCGGGGAAACATGGGCCAATAAGCAGCTTTCCAGCATTACGACGGACGGCCTGAGCGAAACGGAAGCGCTTGCCGTGCAGGGAAAAAACGGGAATACCTTCGAGGCGTTCCGGAACATCTCTATCACCCAGAATGGTAAAGTCGCCGCCGGTGAATGGATTGACGTCATTCGCTTTCGCGACTGGCTGGCCGAGGAAATCAAAGTCAATGTTTTTAATTTACTGATTAACCGCGACAAGGTTCCGTATACCGACGCCGGCATTGCGGCCGTTGAGGCGGCTGTCCGTTCGGCGCTGACGTTGGGACAGACCCGCGGCGGCATTGCGCCGACGGAATATGACGAATCCGAGAATAAAAACCTTGGCTTTACGGTTTCAGTTCCGTTGGCTTCGACGATTTCGCCGAATCAAAAAGCCCTTCGCATTTTGAACGACGTCAAATTTACGGCACGTTTGGCCGGCGCTATTCACGTTGTCAATATTACGGGCAACCTGACCTATGAAAATCTGATTGAAGTTGCATAAGGGAAGGAAGTGAGCAAACATGAGCGTATTAACGTATGACCCAAAGAAATTGCTCGTCATTTTTGGCGGACAGCAAATTACGGGATTTTCTGAAGATGACATGATTACGATCCGCCCGCTGGGCGATGGCATGACAATCTACGTTGGCGCCGACGGCGAAGTCGGGCGCAGCGTTGACCCGAATCACTGTTTTGAGGTGGAATTATCCTTGGCGTCGACGAGTAAGAGCAACGATTACCTTTCGAATGCCTATAATCAGGATCGCGATAACGGCGGCGGCAAGAAGCCGCTTATGATCAAAGACTTGTCCGGCTCAACGTTGTTTTTTGCCGACGAGGCATGGGTTCAAAATTTCCCGGAAGCCGGAAAGGGACGTCAGATTGATTCCCAGAGCTGGACACTAAATACAGGGGCCGTAACAGACCCAATTATCGGAGGTAATGACTAATGTATAGCGGTGGAGAAATCAAAGAGTATAAACAAGGCGAGTATACCTTCAATATCCGGCAATTTGACCCGTTTTATGCCATGAAGGTATCGGGCGATCTGCTGAAAGTGGCCGCTCCTCTGCTGGATGGTGGCTTTGATGCAATAAGAAAATCACCGGCGAACGATAAACATACGTCGGATTTTGCACTATTGGCCAACATTGCGACCGGCGGGGTTACGGCCCTTGCGCGTCAGCTGAACGGGGACGAATTGCTCCGGATAGCAAAACTGCTGCTTGACCCGGAATACGTTTACGTGAAGAAAGGAAACGGCGATTTTGTGAAATTTACGGAATCCGTTGCCAATGAGGTCTTTTCTGGTCGGCCTATCGACATGATGGTGCTGATGTGTCAGGTCGCCGCGGTGAATTACGCGGATTTTTCGAAGCTCTCCAGCATCCCGGTTGGGTTCCTCGAGATTTGGGGCGCGATCCGGTCGATGTTCCGGGACGCGTTGAACGCTATTTCGGTTCAACCCTCTTTATCTGGAGAGCGATCCGAGAAGGAATGACGACATTCCGGGACGTGAAAGAAGGCCGGGTCACACTGGCCGAACTCGTCAGTATGAATGACTATCTGACGATGGTATCCGATATTGAATACTGGAATATGACGAAGAAAATGCCCAAAGGAGGTGGACAGCCATGGCCGCGTCGGCGGTAAGGGAATTACTCATCAGAATTTCATATGAGCTTAACCGGGGCAGCCAGCACCGGGCAGAAGCAGCAATCAATGGGACGAAGGCGAATATGCGGCGAATGGCCCAAAGCGCCACCTTTGCCGGGGATTCTCTGAGCCGGGCTTTCCTGCGGGCGGGCCCTGCCTCACAAATGGCCGCCCGGGCCGTGAACAACGTCAATTATGCCTTGGCCCGGCTGCGCCGGAACAGCAACGTCAATCTAAATCTAAAGGGATTTAGTCAAGGCTTGGGAACGGTCAATAATCAGGCGTCGGCCCTGATCGGAAAATTTAACTTGCTGGCGACGGCCATCGCCGGGGCATTTGCAACCAGTGCCATCATTGATACAGCCGATGAGATGATGAACTTGGATGGCCGCCTTCGCACATTGTACGACGACGAGCGGGAACGGGCTGCCGTTGAAAATCAGCTCTATACGATGAGCCAGAAGAACCGGCAAGGACTGAGCGATATTGGCGACTTGTATTTTAAGGTCGCCAGCTCCGTTGAGCAGTACGGCATGGGAGCCGCAGAAGCGGCCCGGCTGACGGATATTGTCTCGAAGTCTTTGACCGTCGGCGGTGCGTCGGCGGAACAGGCCAGCGCGACGATCTTGCAGTTAGGGCAGGCCCTCGGCTCCGGTCAGCTGCAAGGCGATGAATTGAGCTCATTGCGCGAAAATGCCTTCACGCTGATGCAACAGATGTCCAAATCACTAGGGGTCACAGTCGGCGATTTGAAAGAAATGGGTGCCCAGGGCGAACTTACCAGTGAGGTCGTTATAAATGCAATTCTCGCCAGCGGGGACGCCATTGATGCGCAGTTCAAGAAAATGCCTACCACTATTGGACAGGCAATGAAGAAATCCAGTAATTTATGGCGGCGGTTTGTCTGGTACATCGAAAACCGGTCAAAGGTATTTTCGCAACTAGGCCAGCAAATCAGCGATGTCGTCGATAAGGGCGACGCCTTGCTCACCATCATGAGCGGCCCCATAGAAGGGCGGACACCGGAGGAAACGGCAAGAAATAAAATTGAATACGAGCAGACCGTCGCCGAAAATCCGGCATTGGCGCAGGTAGCGGCCGGGCTGAATAAAATCGTTGAAGCATTGGGCATTGCTGGCCAATACATCAACGATATTTTTACGCCCGCAATCGACGCAATAAAAGAGCATTGGGAACCAATTATGCAAGCATTTGAGCCCGGATTGCAGATGCTTAAGCAAGGCGTTGATGAGTGGAAAGAAGCCTTTGAGACGTTAAAACCTGTATTACAAGGGATTGCTACGATTTTAGGTTATGCTCTGGTGGGCGCTATAACCTCCCTATTTACTATCGGATCCAGAGTATTTCGCGACTTAGGGGATTTGATTAACACTGTGGCAAGTGCTGTTCGCACTTTATACGATTGGCTTTCCGCTGTCGTCAATAAAGTATTGGAATTTATCGGCTTGAAAGCTCAGTTCGACGCGGCAGGAAGTGCAGCAGAATCTTTCTCGCGTCAGATAATAAGCACCAATATTCATCAGGACAATCAATATAATTTGACGGATTCCTCACAACTGGGAGACGCAGTACAGTCTGCATATGATGGTCTTCCGGGATTCATGCCGGGGTTCTGATAACAGAAAGGAGGGTTGTATATGCCGAGTCTTAATAGCTTGCTGGGCGGCAGCGGCTTCGTGTCCAGCACCGCCGGAATCATGCCGAAGCCGACACAACCGGCAAAAATCGGCGACTATCTGACCGTCGACGTTGTCATGTCCCGGGAAACGAATTTCGATAGCGAAGTAACGGAATATCCCGTCGAAGACGGCTTCCCCATCGCTGACCATGTCGTCAGAAAGCCTATGCGGCTGTCTATGGATGTCGTATTTACGCCAACGCCGGTTACTTGGGGCAATAGTTTCTTAGGCGGGCGAACGCTGAATGCCGTTACGAACATGCTGATGCAGATTTACCAGAAAGGCGAGCCGGTAACGATTACGTTAGTGGATGCTATTTATACAGACATGGTCATGACATCTGCTCCGCTTCCCCGTAATGTCGAAAATGGCTATTGCTACCGCTGCCAGCTGGAATTTACGCACGTCCGCCGCGTAGTGCAGCGGACAGAAGACGTGCCGGAAGAGTATGCTGCTAATGATGCGGCCGGAAAAGCCGGAACGACGGAAAAAGACGGCGGGGCCGCGGCCCAGACGGAAATCGGGACGGGCCTGCAAACGGTCGACGCCTCGGCCGGAAGCGCGGGCGGCGGGATTCTGGGAATCAATACGGACAATATAGATTTCGGCCAGCTCGGGGCCATGGCTACCGGATCGGAAGCGACGGCATATATGGCAGCTTATTCTGTGTATCAGTCTATCGGGAAGGCAGGGACATTTTACTAATGATTACGATTTCAATGACCGACGCTAACGATTTTTATGAATCGGTTATTATCGATACAGTCCAATTCAATTTGCATTTTGCTTGGAATGATCATTCACAGTCATGGAGTATGGACGTACGCGATAGTCAAAATACGGATATCGTTCGCGGTATTGCACTTGTACCGAATTTCCCGCTCCTGCATCAATATCGCCGTCATGCCGGACTTCCTGGCGGTGAATTCGTGGCTGTCATTACGTCGCCGGTTACAGGCAACGAGAAAATCGGACGAACCGATTTCATCACCGGCAAGGCGTCTATGGTCTATATACCGGAGGCGGAACTCAATGACATTATGGCATCGACAGTATAAAGTCGTATTCCCGGAAATCAATTTGGAATATGCGAATACGCTTCGCATCCAATTTGCTGTGGAAAAAGACATCACCAAAGAAACCAATAAGAGTGCCTTATCCTTGTACAATCTGTCGGAAGATTCGCGAAACCGAATAGAAGTTGCTGACCGCAAAGTCGAAATTTGGGCGGGCTACAAGGATAATACCGGTCCTGTTCGGCTATTTGTCGGCACGGTTACACAGAGCGAGACGAAAGAAAACGATAAGGATGTGGAAACGAAGCTCACTCTGGCCGACGGCAACGTAGCGATTCGTGACACGGCCTTTTCTCTTTCCTTTGCGCCGGGCACTTCTGGGAACAGAATATTGCAGACAATCGCTAACGCAATGGGGGTGCCGCTGGTGCTGGGCGAAGGCGTGCAGTTCGGTACGTTCATCAACGGGTATTCATTCGTCGGCACGGCACGCGAAGCATTGGACGGCATTTGCTATCATTCCGGCTGCTCGTGGAGTGTTCAAAATGACACATTACAAGTCATTATGAACGGCGGCGTATTTACGAATCGTGGACTAGTCTTTGCATCGGATAGCGGATTAATTGGTTCTCCAGAACGAATCATCAGAGCAAGCCCTAAGCCGGATAAGGAAACACCAAAGCGTCGTCGACGGCAAAAGGCTAAAAAGGAAAAGCCGGAAAAGCAATCAGGATGGAAAATCAAGACGCTTCTGGCCCCGACGGTCACGCCGGGAGATGCGGTTAAGGTCGAAAGCCGCATCATTACGGGCTGGTTCCGCGTCGAATCGGTCAAACATCAGGGCGACACCCACGGCGGCGACTGGATCAGCGAAATGAATCTCATAGAAAGGCTGACGTATACCGATGAACAACAGTAATCAAGGGCCGAATCAAATCAAGGAAATCGTCGAAGGATGGACAGATAACAAGCTGGCCGCCGTACATACGGCGCTTCCCGGCAAGATTGTGTCTTACAGTCCGGGAACAAACCGGGCGCAGGTGCAGCCCTTCGGAAAGTACAAGCTCGACGACGGCCGTTCCTTCGACTATCCCGTCATTCATAACGTGCCGGTACAGTTCCCCATGGGCTGCGGCGGCAGTTCCGGCGTGACCTTCCCCTTGCGGGCGGGCGACGGCTGTCTGCTCATTTTCGCCGAATCGCAGCTGGATGATTACCTGAGCGGCGGCGACAGCGACGACACACGAAAGCACGACATGAATGACGCTATGTGTATTCCTGGGCTGTACAGCGGGGCGGCCCCGTCGAATGTGTCCCATGCGTCCGACGTCTGTCTGTTTAACGGCGGCTCGCTGGTGTTGCTGGGAAGCGGCGGCTTCTCCGGCACGTTGGCCGACGGAACGAATTTTTCGTTTTCCGGCGGCGATTTAGTCGTGAACGGCATTTCGTTGACGGGCCATACGCACGGCGGCGTCGAATCCGGCGGCAGCAAAACGGGCCCGCCGGAGTAGAAAGGGGTGGCAGATCATGGCCTATGATATAGCGATGAACGTCAATACCGGCGACTTAGTCATCCAGAACGGCGACCTCGTGCTCATCGATCACGCCGAACGGGTCGCGCAGCAGATATTGATTACGCTGCGGGAATGGCTCGGGGAATGGTTTTTGGACACGCGGGACGGCGTACCTTATTTAGAGTACATACTCGTCAAAAATCCGAACGAAAACCATATCCGGCAAATCCTCATGGAGAAAATCAGCAGCGTCGAAGGGGTATCGTCCGTAAAATCGATGACGCTTGCCATGAATAACTTTTCCCGGACGTTGGCAGTAGAATATGAGGCAGAAACAATATACGGATTAGTAAAACGAAAGGAGCTGCTCGGCTATGGCCGAAACTAAATACGGACTTACCCCAGAAGGGTTTAAGCGGAAACGGCTGCCAGAGATACTCGACAGCCTGAATAAGCGTGTCGCGGACAAGTTAGGAATGGAAATCCAGACGGGCAGTAATTCTATTTTTGGCCAACTTCACGGCATATATGCCTATGAGTTGGCCGACCTGTGGGAATTGGCCCAGAACGTCTATAACGCAATGTACCCCAACACGGCGGAAGGCGTTTCCTTGTCCAATGCGGCAGCCTTGGCCGGAATTACGCTCATCGATGCGGAGCGAAGTTCGCTCATAGCCACTTGTTACGGCGATAATGGGACGCTTATTCCGTATGGGGCTCAAATTTCGGCCTCAGATGCCAATGCAACGGTTTGGACTTGTGTAGATAATAATATTTACATAGACTCAGGGAAAGCGTCTTATGCGTCCATTCAGATAGCGTCTGACGTGTCTGAAGGAGCGCAGTACACACTGACGATCGACGGAGTGCAAAAATCTTATACGGCAAAAAGCGGCGATGATAAAGCTACGGTATTGGTCGGATTGTCATCGCAGTTTAGTTTTACAGATAAATCCTTTACTATTGCCAACGATACCATGACGCTGGCCATGGCCGACCAGAAAAATACTTTTTCTATAGCCGCAACTGGCATATCTATTATTGAAATCGGATCGCCAGTTCACTTCCAGTGCTCTACAGCCGGCGCTATCGATCCAGCGCTCAACACAATTACTCAAATTCTTACGACCTATGCTGGATGGCATAGTGTGGCAAATAATGTCGCAGCTACCGTCGGGAGGGATGCGGAATCCGACATCAGCCTGCGGCAGCGCTGGAGTTCTTCTTTATATGACCGGGCTTCAGCTATGACGGATTCGATCGCCGCAGCAGTCTATTCCAATGTCGAGGGCGTCACTACCTGCCGAGTCTATGAAAATAACACAGATACAGAAGATGACGACGGGCGACCGCCGCACTCTATAGAAGCTGTAGTGGATGGCGGATTAAATGATGCTATTGCTCAACAGATATGGAATCGAAAGGCTGGCGGAATTGACACGTGGGGAGAGGAAAGCGGTGTTGCCGTTGATTCGCAAGGGATAGCGCACACAATGCACTTTAATCGACCGGAACAGATTAAAGTTTGGATAAAAGTGGTTATCGGAGAAAATCCTGATGAAACCTTCCCGACGGCCGGCATTGATGAAATTGCACAGGCTATTTTGGACAAGGGAAATGAACAAGAAGTGGGGCAAGATGTTATTTTGCAACGCTATTTTTCAGCTATTTTTTCAGCAACAACAGGCGTTGGATATATCAGCTTAACAGCTTGTACTGGCGATGTTGCTGGATCATACACAACAAATAATATCGAAATCAATGAGCGCCAGATTGCGGTGTTTGATGCGTCGCGAATAGAGGTGACGAAGCAAGATGAGTAGAGCTGACAATATGAAAAGTCATCTCATCGGACAGTTTCAAGATAAAGCAGTTATATATGCTTTACTTGAAGCCATTGGAGAGGAACTAGATGAGCTGGAACAGGCTTTCGATGCTCTCCGGAATGATCGCTGGATTGATACCGGGGAAGGTGTTCAGTTGGATGGAATAGGAACTCTTGTTAATCAACCGAGACAAGTTTCGGAAGCCATTCAAATAGCCTTTTTTGGATTTCAAGGACAAGAAAATGCCTTAGGATTTGAGCAAGGCCGCTTCAGAGATAGGGGCGAAACATGGCTTCAAAGCGTTAATTTGAGCGATCCGGAATATCGAAAAATACTTTGGTTAAAAGTTTTCAAGGATGTGGCCAGCGGTACGGCGGAGGATACGATAAATAGTATTCAGCGAATTTTTGAAGCTCCATACGTCACTTTAACGGAAATAGGAAACGCTAAAATTATGCTTGGCATCGGAAAGAAGCTGGATGTAAATGACATCGCCTTAGCTAGAGCTGTTGATCTAGTTGTTCGCGCCGGGGGAGTCGGTCTTGAACGGGCGATTATGTTTGACTACGAAAATTATTTTGGATTCATAGATCAACGCAACGCAAAAGGATTTGAACAAGGAATCTTTGCGGATGAAATTAACTTAGGTTAGGAGTGATAATATGCCAGGAACGCCCGATTTTTCTAAAATATGGGCTCAAAACTCGCCCTTAGACCCGTATGTTATTACGGATGGAAATTATTTAGAAGGATTGAATTTTATCGGAAGTCAACCGCCAGATCGCGGAATATTTGATGCGTGGATGAATAATGCAGACCAGAAGATGAAATATTTATATGATAACTCGGCATCGAGTGAATCACTTACTGAACATAACGATAATCCTTCAGCTCACTCAAAATTGACGCTAACAATGAATGACTTACTCACACCGACAAAAGACACTGATACGCTTGTCAATCTCTTATCGGGGCTCGGGAGAAGATTTCGGGATGTGACTGGGAAAGGGAACTGGTATGATGCCCCGGATATAAGCCTTGCAACACTGGCCACACTGGTTAGTAATCTCGCGAGCGGATCCGATGTGCAATGGAGCGGCAGCAAATTCACGAATGCAAAGCTCGGTATCAGTGGACTAATGGCGCAAAATGGGTATATCCAATTCGGCCCGAACTTCGGCGGCCTAATTGTACAGTGGGGAACGGGAAGCTGTAATACTGTTAGAACCCTGCCACTTGCATTGTCTACTTTTAAAGTAGCTTTCGCGATGCATCAAGGAACAGTCACAAATACAGTGATAATATCATCCCAAGATTATGCATCGTCGTTAACACAAGTTAAGTTTTTGACAAATAACAGCAATGACACTGCTTTTGTGATGTATATTATCATCGGCCGATAACAACATACTCTGCTGCCGGCCCGCCTGTTTCGGATGCCCTAAATAAACAGCTACTTGTTGTTTTATGAGTTCTCAGTATGCCGCGAATATACGCTTGCGAATCATCTTCCAGCACGCCGGTTGCAATTCCGATATAATCTGTATTTGAAAAAGAAATCGGGAATGTTGCCGTAGCGACTAAGCTAGCATATGTGGCCAATTCCCACTGTCTAACGACCAATAGCTAACCAGTTAAAGCCGTATCCCGTTGTACCGCTGTTGTATAATCCAAATCCAGTCAAATCTGCGCCAGCAATAACTGCGGTCTTTTGGTCATCTCTTAAATCGGCACGGTGTGATTCTTGAATGCCATAAAGCACGGTTTGAAATTTAATCGGAAAATCAACATGCACTCCCGTTGCCGTTGAAGTCGAGAATCCCCACTGTAGCGTACAGTGGGGAACTGCGACTCTTGCAAACGTAGTAAGTGTAGTAGTCGCATTACCAGGATTTCATGCAAGTGGTATCTGTATCTGATAGCGGCGAAGGGGCGTTTTCGTTAGGTGGCGAATTAACAGGCGGAAAAACTATTACCGTGTGGCAAAATATGACATACAATTATGCAGTCTCGCCCGGAAACATTGTTTGCCGATGGATAGCTATTTGCAAAGAATAAGCCAAAACCCTTGAGCTCCGGAATAACTGGCTTCGCATACTATTGTTATCCTTCCATTGTTATATCCGAATGTGCTTGCGTATAAATTATTCTGACCAGTATAAAAACATGTTGTCCCGAAAAGTGGAAATGTTGCCACTGTTAATGGTGGTAATATTTCCGTATTAACATAAGCGAATCCCCACTGTCTAATGACTAATAATGATAATACGGACAGAAAATTGAGATGATGCCGGCGCATCAAATTTATCTTGATAGCATCTCCATTCTACATATGTTGATGTAAGCTCGATTAGCTGTGATGTTGCGTAAAAAGTATCTATTGACACGACTGTTTTTGTTGGAGTTACAGAAACAGGAAAATTAAATTTCCTAGTTGTATCGTTATTAAGTAATCCCCACTGTAGAGTGGATAAAAAAGGGGGGACGAGGCCTATAAAAATTGTCATATTGTCAATAAATTTAGAAATAATGAGAATAAGAAAATACAGCTATATGAGCTGATATTATCATGATAAAAAATCGAAAATATCAGCTGATACGGCTGTATTTTTTAGTATCAACAGTAACGGCTGTTAGATATTGAGAATATAAGCTTACATGCGGTATATCTGTAAATCCGCAACGCAAGAGTAACAACTATTTAAGTAATTGTATGGCTTTTCGTAGTTGTCGTAGTCCTTTATGCGTGTACACTCGGTCAGTAATATCGCCGTCTGCATGTCCGAGGATTCGACGCTTTGCGTTTTCGTTGGCACCTGCATTATCTAGCAGGGTTGCGACAGTGTGGCGGCAGTCATGCGTCGTGTGTCCGCTGGCGTGGATCAGTGACATAACATGCCCCCAAACAGTACTGTACCGGCCATAGTTGTACGGCTGCCCGTCTGCGTCGGCGATAAGCGTCTGCCCTGGCAATATCATACGGGCCTGCACAAGCGGCAGTATACGGCTATGGATGGGGATGATACGCAGCCCCGCAGCAGTCTTGCTTTTTGTAATACGTATGTATTGTTGACGCAGGTTGACGTCGGACTTGTCTAAATTAAGCATCTCGCTGCAACGCATGCCGGTGTACATGAGAATAAGCACCGTATCGACGCCGGACGCATCAGCGTGTGTCCATAGTCGGTTTATTTTTTGACGGCTGAAAACTTTATGCGGCCGGACAGGCTTATTTTTTCCGAGAGTAAGCAACTCGGCATAGTTTTTATCTGCGGCTTCAATTTTGGCCGCATATTTTGACACAAGGCTGATCAGCGAGCGAACTTTTTTGACGCTACTGTATGACAAGCCGTGCCGGCGCATGGTATCGATGACACGTTGATAATCCACATACTTGATGTCTGTAAATATCTGGGCATGTAGCGGTTGGCAATGGGCAAAGGCGTTTTTATAGCCGCAGATAGTACTATCTGCGGGCGAAGTATCGTCAATATGAGCCGGCAGCCAGCGGTAATACAATTCAGCGAATGTCATTTTATGACCTGGGAGGGAGTGATTACGATGTATTTTATTGTAGTCGGCGGCGTAGATCTCTGCTTCTATCTGAGTGCAAAAGTATTCAATCGGTCGTTGCCTGCCGTTTTCGGTCACTACAAAAACAAACGGCCGCCGCCGGTTGCCGGATAATTTTTTGATGCTTCCATATCCATTTGGTTTTCTCATACCATTACCACCTTTTTACCCCCATATTACACAGGAGGAGACAACATGGCAAAAGCAGATTATTTAATTAAGTTTGATGCGGACGGCAATAGTGGAGAAACGCACGACGCTGCATTTATGAGTGAGACAGATATTGCCAAATATAAAGAACAGGGATTTATTGAGGTCAGCACGGCGGATTATATGAATTTATTAGGAAATAACGCTGATAATCAGCCGTATATCCGCCAAAATGATGGAACATATATCCCTAAACCGCCATATGTTCCTACGCCGGAAGAGGCGCAAGCGGCAAAGCTATCTGCGTTGGATAATGAATATGCTGCAAAGTTAGATGAAAATAAATCGTCAATTATTGTCGCGGCTACGGTGGATCAAGACGAAGAGTACGCCGATCAGCTACGGCAGGAACGGCAGGCTTTACAAGCTGAATATGTTCAGAAAAGGAGTGAGCTGTAATGGAAACAACCAAAAAATGCTTTTTGTGTGGACGCCCAATGAAACAACAAGAAGGGCTTTTGTATGAGCTCTGCACAAATCCGGAATGTCCTCGTTCCCAGCCGCTTCCGGAGCCCAATAGTGCTACTGAAGGGGATAGAACTGATAATAAGGTTGCGACATGATGACGGCCCTGCTCGGCTGGATGCGGAGCCTGATTCCAGTCCAGACAGAAATAGAATGGGGGGCGGTGGCGTCGGCGGCGGGAGCATTGATTACGCATTTTACGGGATGGAGCGATATTCACGAGGCACTGGTCGTCATCATGGCCATAGACTACATTACCGGCATAGCAGCGGCTTATATTAATCCCAATATGAAGCTCAACAGCAAGAAGGGATTCGCCGGATTTTGCAAAAAGATGGTCATTCTTTGCCTTGTAGCCTTGTCTCACGAGCTGGATATGGCCCTGGGTCAGTCGACATTGACGCAGCCGTTTGTCGTATGGTTCTTCATTGCAAACGAAGGCCTGTCCATACTGGAAAATGCCGGGAAGGCCGGGCTTCCTATCCCGAAAAAATTGAGAGAGACGCTTGAACAGCTCGCCAGCGAAAAGGAAGAGAAGGGAGAGCGGAAATGATGATGTATGAAGGATGCTTAGATTTCAGTGCGGCACTGGAAGTATTAAAATCTGGCGGCAAGGTTAGCCGGATAGGCTGGAATGGAAAAGGAATGTTCATTTATTATGTTCCGTCGGCCTATCATGAGCCAAAAACAGACGCAGGTAAGCACTTGGCCGGAGAAGGTGGAAAGGTGCTGTATGGCGGATTTATCGCCATGAAGACAGCTACCGGCGAAGTGGTGCCATGGCTGGCAAGTCAGACGGATTTGCTGGCCGAAGACTGGTGCGTTTATTTGTTTGGTAGCGAAGAAAAAGCAGTGAAGGGGATTGTGATGTAATATGATGCGCGAGGTAACTTTACAGGAACTAAAAAACATGGCCAGGGCAGCCTACAATGATTTGTGGACGGCAGCGCGAAACATGGGCCGCGATGTCAAACTGTATTGCCATTGGACCGGCGGAGATTACTACACCAAGTTTGCGGATTATCACGTCAATATTGACGGCGACGGCCGCGTCTGGGTCACGACGGACAACTTGGCCATGATAAAGGAAGCAACGTACATGCGGAATACTGGCAGCGTCGCTATCACGTTATGCTGCGCCTTAGATGCCGTCGACGAGTACCGTTTGGGGGCATATCCGCCGACAGAGGCCCAGCTGAACGCCATTGCGCAGGTTGTCTGCGTATTGGCCGACGCGTTGGATTTGACGATTGATTTACAGCGCGTCATGACGCACGCCGAAGCTGCCGACAACAAGGACGGTCTGTGGTGCCATGATCCGTACGGCCCGGATGCGACCGTCGAACGCTGGGACTTGCTCGTCCTGCGTGAAGGTTCGCCCCGCTGGAGCGGCGGCGATGAGCTGCGAGGGAATGCGAATTTCTACCGCGCGCAGGGCCTTTTGAAAGACGTTTAAATGAGGAGGTGATCCCTTTTATCTGCCGCAGACAATGAAAGGGGGTGAGCACCGCGATCATGAGCTTGTTAAAGTCTCTTGTGTCGTCCTTAATCAAGTCAAAACTGGACGACCGAAAGAAGGAATTGCAGGCCCGGCTGATTGCTGAAATCGGCAGCACGGAATCAGCATGGGTCAAGGCCCGGAATCAGGCCTACATCAATTTACTGGACGGCGCCAACAAATCCGTCGTCAATCGCATCGAAAAGGAGCTGGATAAATTATGAACGGGGAAGACTTGAAAGATATCATCAAAGAGGTTGTATTGGATATTCTGGGGGAATTCAAGGGCCAGATTAAAGATGTCGTTGTAAACAGCATCATCCCGGCCGTCGACGACGCCATCGCCGACTTTGCGGCCGAGCAGACCGCCGAAGCCGACGCTTCCGCGTCGACATGGGTCAAAATCAGGAATAAGCTGCTGATCAACGGCGGTATTAAATTGATCTGGTCTTTTGCAAAGAAAGTCATCGTCAAGGTGTTGGATAAGGCGGACGAAGCGGAAACCGCTGCCTTGTCGCAGCAGTAACCGGCGACACCGCTGCCATTCGGCAGCATACGATTATCCTACATAAAACAGTGCAGACAAAAAGAAGGCGCGTACCGGGGAATAGATAGTTCCCGGTACGCGCCTTCTTTTTTTTTTGCGTATTTTACAAGGTATATTTTTCGATTGTCAATTTTGGAATCTTAAAGAGTTCATGATCATCTACTTCGTAATCTTCCCAGCGGCGCGGGGAGTCAATCCCGTCCTTTTTGGCTATCTTGATAGCCTTTTTTATTAATACAGGGTTACAAACTCCTAAGCTGGATTCATGCTTAATCCAGTAGAGAAGGGGAACGCACATGCTTCCGTCCGGGCGGGCGATGGATGCGTCGGTCTGGAACATATCCAGCATGGCCGCTTTTAATTTTTCCGCGTCCTCGTCAGAAAAGCCGGTTTTTTGAGCAATGACTGGCGTAATACCGCCAAAGAACATATACGCACCATAATCTATCTTAGGAAGGGACATGCCGTAGGTTTCCGGGCCGCGGCCTTCTTCGCTCGTGATATTGCCTGACCGCGTAATCTGAATATCACGAATAGTCACAATATCCAAAGAGCGCCCCATGGACATAGTAACAGGGCCTTTAACCCCAGAAATCAAGGTGCTTTTAAAGGGGAGCATGGAAAATACCATGCCGAAGGCTCGGACATCAAAAAACTCACGACAGAGAACGGATATTGCGTCTGTTTCTTTTTTCTTGCTTAGTAATTTACGAACTTCCGGAAGGTTTGCACGTTCCTTTACATTGATACATCCGTCGTCAATACGGTCATGGGTCTGCAATAAAATTCGTTCCCCGGCAAGTTGCAGCCGATTACGGATTTTTCTCTTTATGCAAACGTCCGTAATTTCTCCGTAGCCGTCGTAATCTGTCCGGGGGCGATTACCTAACAGCGGATCGCCGTTCGGGTTGCAGTTCGTAGCGGATATGATTCCAATGAAATTGATTTTATTCATTGTTCTTCCTCCTCGGCAGTAATTTCGCTGTATTCTTTGCTGTTAATTTCGTAGTCAATACTTGTGTCGAGGCCATATAACAATTCATTTACCAGGCGGACACGCTGGACGATATTCAAAGCCTCAATTTTTTTGTATAACTCATTATCTGTAGAGCACCCAAAGTAATCCAACACATCTAAATGCAAGTCCTTGATTTTTGAAGCGGTGACTTTCGAGCCCCAAAGAATATTATATAGGACTTCTTTTTCTCCGTCGGAAAACTCCGGGAGAGGTGAGAGCGTCATCAAAATTTGATAGCTGTTGACGATCAGCCCCAGCGCGCGGCTAAAGCCGCCATTTCGACGGCTGTCGGCCTTTGTTTGCTCAGCAAGCAGTTCTAACGGCTCGTTCATATAAATTTTCTTGACTTTTCCCAT